ACATAATAATTAAAAAATATTTAAATAAATTAAAAAAATTTTTTTTATTTAAAGAATATTTATATATTTGTATAATATTAATCAAACAAATAAAAATTATTATGGATTCAATATTTAATCAAAACATGGAAATCTTATTTAATAAGAAAAGATCTTATACAGTAGAATATTGGTATAGAGCCAACGGAGATGATTATGATTATTATCAAGTTGGCATTGATGCAAGATCAGAAAATGAAGCAATAGAGAAAGTAAAACTAACAGCGCCAGCTGGATCAAATTCATTTAAAATAGTTTAGTTATGAGTTCACATGCATTATTACATAATATTAAATTAAAAAGAAAATTAAGAAAGATAAACCACCCCTCATTACAAGAGGGTTGGGAATCTTTATCAAGACAAGAACAAAATCAAAAAATGTTACAATGGAAAATATCAGTAATAAAAGAATAGGTTTTTATTTAGCAATGATTTTTTTTGCATTAGCAGTTAGATCATTTATTATAGAAGATCTTTTGACATTAATTGTTTTTGTTATAATAGCATTAGTAATTTTAGAACACAGCAAATGGGATGAAGTGGAATGAAATCGAATTAGAATTATTTATAAATACTATGATTGGTGATGATTGGGAAAGATTATCTCCAACAAAAAGAATTTTGATTCTGGAAAAGTTACATGAAATTCAGGACATAAAAAAATCTGTTTCATAACAGAGTTTGTTTGATTTTTAGTTAGTTGAAAGGTGGGTGTAAAAGCACCCATCTTTTTTTTTACTATATTGTAAATATGAATCAAAATCAAAAGGGGTGTTTTGCTGAACATATGTTTGCTGTAATGGCAATGAAAAATGATTTTAATGTAAGTATGCCCTTGTTAGATTCTAGCGCATATGATTGCATTATTGAAAAAAATAATGTCTTATTTAAAATACAAATTAAATATCTGGGATTACATAGAGTTGAAAAACAAAAATCAATGCAATGCGTTTTAAAAAGAGATTTTGGTGGTTATTCACTTAAAGATGTTGATTTTTTTGCTCTATGGTATGAAAAGGGAAATGGTTTTTTTATTATCAAAAACAAAGAGCAGAGATCAATCAGAGTTTCACTTGAAGGTAAGTACAAAAAAAATTTTAATAACTTTGCACTGATTTCATAAATTATAGAGTTAGTTCATTAGTGCCACTTATAAATCATAGTGGCACTTTTTTTTTATCTTTACAAAAAATTTATATTATGAAAATTAAATTATTAATGTCAATGAATGTTGACGGAAAAGATCTACCAGCTGGTGAAATTATTGAAATAAATAAAGCTAATAAAGACAAATGGATTAGCAAAGGTTGGGGTGAATTAGTTCAAAAAGAATCTAAAGTAAAAAAAGAAACAAAAGAATTAAAGGTATCAAAAGAAACAAAAGATGCGACAAATTAAAATTAATTCAACAACAGGATCAGAAATTGTAGGGTTAAGCGCTGTAAAATCATTTGCAAGAATAGATACATCAGCAGATGATGCCATTATAGAACGCTTAATAAAACAAGCAAGGATTTGGTGTGAAAATTATATTAGTAGAGATATTGTTGCTAAAAATAGAACTTATTATGTGCCTAAAACATCTGGTATATTTGATATACCTTTTGGCCCAATATCAAGCATTGAATCAGTAACAATTGATGGAACTGCTTTTACTGGATATACATCTGTTGGATTAGATAATGAAACAATTGATCTAGATGGTTATGCTGAAAAAGTGAAAGTTACTTATATAACATCTGGCTTGTCTGATGACTTTTTAACGCAAGTGATTTTACAATTAGTTGCAACTTTGTATGAAAATAGATCTGATTATGTTGTTGGATCAGAAGTTAATTTAGTGCCAACTGAAACTAAAAAAGTTTTAGCATCATATAAAAATATGTTTGTATGAATCCTGGCAAACTAAAAAATAGAATTGAAGTTTTAACAACTACTAAAACTGCAGATGGATACGGAGGGTTTACTGGTTCAACTAGCACTGATGCCACTTTATGGGGTTTTGCTAAAGAAAAAAAAGGTGAGTTTATTATGGGTGATGGATCAAGAAAAAAATATAAAGAAGTTGAGGTTGTATTGAGAAAAAAATCTTTTGATTTAATTGATGATACAGATTTTACTTTTAAAATAGATGGATCTTCGCCTTATAGAGTGAATGATGTTTATGAAAGCCAAATTGATAAATATATAACTATAACAGGCACACTAGTTTAATGAAACAATTTTCTATTACTGCAGATAAAAAAACAATAAATCAATTTCATAAAAAAATGAATAGATTAAAAATGTTTGCTGCAGATGAATTTAAAAAGGGAATCCAAAACACTGGTGCTAATGCAGTTAAAATTGCACAAAGGCGTGTACCAGTAAAAACTGGTGATTTGAAAAGATCTATTCATTTAGGTCAAGAAATGTCTGGTAAATATGTAACTAGTGTTTATGTAGCTGCAGAAATGGATTACGCTGGACATGTAGAATTTGGCACTAGCAGACAAAAACCTCAACCTTATTTTTTTAATTCAATTAGAGATGCAATGAGATTTGGTTTAAAAAACTTACAAATAAAAATAAATAAAATAACTAAATCATGAATGAAGCAATCCATTTTATCAGAGCAAAAATTTATACTGCTTTAAATGGCAATATTACTAGCAATTCAAGTATTGTTCCTATATTTAACAGAGTGCCAAGCAATCAATCTTCACCATATATTTGGATTTATTCTTTAAGCACTAATGAAATAGATCAAAATGCAGATAAATACATGTTAGAAGTAATTACAAGAATTGAATGTGTAACTAAATTTAGTGCAGATGTTGGAGGTGATTTAATTGCGAATCAATTAGTTTCAGATTGTGTATCTTTGTTACGAACTAGATCAGCAGGTTATTTTAATTTAAGCTCTGATAATTTTAACGTTTATGGATCAGAAGTTGAAAGCATTAACTATTCACAAGAAGATGCTGAAGATGGAACATATATAAAAGGAATTATTGAGTTAAAAAATAAAGTAGAACAAACAAATTAAAATGGCACAAAAAATAAGCGAAAACACTGAAATTAAATTAGATTTAAAAACAATAGGAACAATATTAGGGTTCACAGTTGCTTTAGTTTCTATGTATTTTGCTTTAAAATCAGACATAGCAAAAGCAATGGAATTACCAGCACCTGAAATATCTAAAATAGAATGGACTTACAAAGACGATCTGATTCGTTCTAACATATCAAATACAAACGAAAAGGTTGAAGGACTAGAAAAATCTGTTGACGAAATAAAAGAACAACTTAATAAGATAGACGAAAGATTATATCAAATAAGTAAAAATTAAATGAGATGTGTAATAATCCTAATTGCATTTTTTGTAACGGTTGCGACTAATTCGCAAAATAAAGATGACATCACTGTAATTTATTACAGCGCTAAATTTATTGATGATATATCTTTAACTGAGTTTAAAGAATATAATTTACAATCATTTTACATGAGTGAAAACCCAAATGTTTTTGCAAATGAAAATGTTAAATTTTTGCCAACAGTTATTTTATATAATGATGGTGAAGAAGTAATAAAGTTTGAGGGAGATATAAGTTTAAAAATAAAACCAGAAAATTGGAGAGACCAACTGTTAGAAAATATCGATGTTTTATTATCGCAACGTTTCTAGTTAGTTTATGTTTTGGGCAAATTCAAAAAGACAAATATTATCATTTTGGTGCTGGAGTTGTTTCTGGTTATACTGGTTATAAAACAGTAGATTTGCCAATAGCAACATCATTTGTTGTGGGTTTTGGTAAAGAAACTTTGGATTATATACAATATGGTAAATTTGATACTAAAGATTTATTAGCAACTACTCTTGGGGGATTTGCAGTATCACTAACAATAAAATTAATTAATAAACCAAAAGATGAAAAAATTAATAAGTGTATTATTTGCAATTATCGTAAGCATAAGCGCAAACGGTCAAGAAAAAAAAGATAATTTATTAAAAAAAATATTCAAATATTCAACACCTTACGTTAGCTATTCTGAAGCTAACAGCTTACAAGGTAATCAAACATTTTATGTAACGCAATCTAG